ACCCCATCTCCGTGAAGCCCGAGGAGAACGGCAACATACAGATGATGCTAACGGGCCCCTCCTGCTCGATGAGCGTCAACTCCCCTACGGCGAATTACGTAATAGACTGGGGCGACGGCATGACGGAAAACGCCTCGGGTACGGGATCCCAATCTTACCCCCATACTTATGCGGATAGCGGGCTTTATCAAGTGGAGATAAGGAATTGCGGGGATGTCACGAGCTGCATGGCCTCTACCTCTTGCTTGGTGGCGTATTGGAGCATTGGTGGGAGTAAGGTTTCTTACATTACTTTTGATTCATGTGAAAAACTGATTTACTTCGGTAAGGACGTGTTTAAGAATGACAAGAATAGAACAAACGTATCCTACTTGCTGTATAACTGCAATTCTCTCTCCTCTGTAGACTTGAGTCCTCTAGCATCGTTGGTGAACGTTTCGAATTGCAGCTTCTTGCTGCATAACTGCTTTTCTCTCACCTCTGTAGACTTGAGTCCTCTAGCATCGTGGGTGAACGTTTCGGATTGCGAATCCTTTCTGTCTAACTGTAAATCCCTCACCTCTATAGACTTGAGTCCGTTGTCATCGTGGGTGAGGGTGAATGTTTGCAACTATATGCTGTATTACTGCGACCACCTTACCACAATAGACTTAACTCCTCTAGCATCGTGGGTGAACGTCTCTCATTGTTCCAATTTTATGTATGGCTGTTACGTTCTCACCTCTGTAGACTTGAGTCCGTTGTCATCGTGGGTGAACGTTCGTGAATGCTCTTCTTTTCTAGAGAACTGTTTCATTATCACCTCAATAGACTTGACGCCGTTGTCTAATTGGGTGAAGATATACAGCAATTCATATTTGATAGCAGGCTGCCGCAGTCTGACTTTCGTCTCCGTCCTCTCCACCACCCCCTTCCCTCTCTCCAGCGGAGCCTTGACGAACGGCAACACCTGTCCGATCTACGTGCCGGATGGGGCAGTGGATACCTATAAGACGGCCACGAACTGGTCCGCTTACGCATCGAGAATCAAACCCATATCAGAAAAAACGGAGTCATGAGAACAGACGAATCTAATAACAAGCATCTGATAGCGGAGGACGGCAAGGTTTTCCGCCGTATCAGTGACGGATGGATAGCCGGACCGGAAATCTATCTAGGCAAGACCTATCACCTAGGCGGCGAGAGGCTGGATACCCCCTTGGAAGAACTCCCCGGGCACTATGAGGAGATCGACGATCCGGTAGCCGCCGAGACCGTATTGCTTGACGAGGATACCGACATGGAGGAAGCGGTGAGGCCAATGATAGCCGCCGATGCCTCCCCCGAACCTCCCGACGATCTTCCCCCGGAACCCCCAAGGGTGACACTGGCCGACTATCGTGCCTTAGAGAGGAAAGTGGAGATGATGATGAGATTATTAGGAATCAACATATAATAACAATTAAAGGATCGGAAGTATGAAAGGATTTGAGGAGGTATTTATCGTCGCGTGGATAGTCTTCGGGCTGTACATGCTGGTGTTCATGGTCGTAGGCGCTGATCTGTGGAGTGGCGTGAGGAAGGCAAAGCGAAGGGGTGAGGTGAGATCGAGCTACGGTTTCAAGCGTACGGTCGACAAGCTGGCGAGGTATTACAACCTGCTCATAGCGTTGACTGTAGTTGACTGCATGCAGATGGGAGGTGTTTGGTACCTTGATGGCTATTATGGCTATCATATCCCGATCTTCCCTGTCATAACATTGATCGGCGCGATAGGGCTGGGCTGCATCGAGGTAAAAAGCATCTTCGAGAAAGCCGAGGACAAGGTAAGAAGCGATTACCAGCAAGTGTTGATGCTGGCCGGAGAGATCGCCAAGCACCGGACTGATCCGGAGGAGATAGCGAAAGCGGTTGTTGATTATATAAATAAGGGGAGTGGAAAATGAGAAATAATAGTCTGCCCAGAGGGTTGAGAAACAACAACCCCGGGAACATCAGGAGGAACAGCGATGTCTTCCAAGGAGAGAAGACAAGCTCAGACAAAGAGTTCAAGCAATTTAAATCGATGGCATACGGTTACAGGGCGATCTTCAAGATTCTGTCTAACTATTACCGGAACTATAAGCTGGATACGATCCGCAAGATGATAGGAAGATGGGCACCCCCGGAGGAGAACCATACGGAAAAGTACATCCAGTTTGTATCAGACTACGCTGGAATCCCGGCTGACGATCCGATAAACATCAACGACCGAGAACAGATGATCCGGATCGTGGCAGGGATGAGCCGTTTTGAGAATGGGAGAGAAGCGGATATGTCGGATGTTATTGCGGGGTGGAATTTATTATGAGAACGGGAATGATTTGTGGGATGCTGGCGATAGCCGGTATCCTCGCCTTGTCCGGGTGTCGAACCAAGATACAGCCTGTCGCTATCGAGAATCGTATAGACTCGATCTATATAGACAAGTTGGTACCTTACCCAATGCCAGCCGATAGTGCCTCCATCCGTGCGTTGATGGAATGCGATGAGAACGGTAAGGTAGTCCTTCGTTGGCTGGACATGGCCAACACCAAGAACGTAGAGCTCATGTTCGCCTTGGATAGCCTCGGAAACGTGATCGCCAACATGAGAGTTCCTAGGGATACGTTATATCTCCCTTCGAAAGAGGTATATGTCGATCGTAAGGTCGAGGTCCCGATCCCTGTGGAGAAGGAGTTGTCTCGATGGGAGAAAATAAAGATTGAGGCAGGAGGGTGGGCGATAGGCTTGTTATCCGGATTGGTCGTAATTGGCATCGGTTATGTCGTTAGGTGGTTGGCTCGTAAAAAGAGATAGAAAATCCCCGACATGAGAATTCCCATATCGGGAATAGTAGTGTTTTTCACGGTATTAGTGTTTTAGGTTTTTCAGCCGCTCCGCTTGTGAAGGTTGGGCGGCTTGATTCTTTTTAAACGATCGTTCTTGTCATTCATATGAAATATTCGTTATTCAAATAACAAGTTGTCTTTCCTGTCACCTGTCTCTGTGCATTTGTACCGTAAGCTTACAGAGATAGTTAATTTATAGGCGGGTTCCGAATGATGTAAATTGATGTCTCTATCTTCGATGGTTAAGATGTTTTTTGTTTTACAAATGTTTTACAAATAAAAATATCTATATTTGTATCGTTTTCTAGATAAGCCAATTAACTTATATAATAAATATATGTTACATTGCTGTTAAGATTGCTCATATAACATTTCTGCCGCAGGATATGTGTTGGTATAATAGATCATTAGGGATGCTACTTCCTATAATAATTATAATCCGTGACAAAACCCTCGCAAAGCCAGTTGGCCAAGGCTTGCCGATTGTTGCTGAGGATGATCCGTTGCTGGTCGTATTGGTTTTGTATGTTGCCCAATTCGACGAATACGGAGGTCGGGGTCGTGTGACGTAATACATATAAGTTTCGATCGTCTACCGTGCCCGAGAATCCCCGGCCCGGCTGGTGGCGGTTGTATTTGCGCGAGAAAGTGGATTTCATCGTTTTAGCCAAGCGCTTGCTCGCTTGATCCTTGGGCTTATGATAGAAAAAGACATCGGTCCTTTGATGTCGGCTCCGGCTGTCCACATGGATGAATATCGCTCTCTTATAAGTTTCTTTATCTTTCCGGCTCAAGCTGTTTATCTTGGCGCAACGCTGATCCAGACGGCTTACTTGGCTGAGGGGGATCGGACTACCCATACAAGTTTCCCGTTTGCTGTTATTGAGGAATTGCTGGTCACGTATTCCGTCCTTTGCGTCTTGGATGATAATATGTACCTTTGCGCCTCGCGTTAAAAGATTGCGTGCCAGACGTAACATGATGTCGTAAGCGTATTCATCCTCATGCAATTCATGGGAGCCCATTTTACCGATCGCCCCGGGGTCCGGACCGCCATGACCGCTGACCAGATAAAAGCAAGCTCCCTTTAAATCGGAAGAGGTTACTTTGTAACTGGCTAGCGACTTGCCGAATAGGGGCTGATAATTCTTCTTCTGAGGGGCGGAGGCGAGCGGAGGCAAGGTATATTTTACGCCCATGCGCAGAGTGTTATTTTTACCCAACTTCCCTTTATTAAGCTCGATAAACTCTTTCTGATACGTCCCGCCGGTACGGTTGAAGCGTTTGAGAAAAAGAGTGATGCCCTCTCCGTTTTTCGGATACGCCTTTTCTTGGGCAGTCAAGGAACCTGTATATACGAGAGCGATAATAAAGAAGAAAATACGGATACTATGTTTCACAGACATCTTAAAAATTGATTCTACGCCGTAAAGATAATTAAATCAACCTATAGTCAAAAACGATAATTTATAAAAAGAATCAATCAACCCATAAATGAGAGGGAGGATATCCTATTATAAATCTCTTTAGTTAATTGAATATCATAGGATGCGTCGTGCAATTTCGCGGAATCTATTTGTATGCCTAAAGCC